AGGTCTGGCAGAACTACTATGACGGTATCCAGTGGACCGACGCCGAACGCCGCACGCTCGAGGCGCGTGGCCAGCCCGCCCTTGCGTTCAATCATGTGAAGCCTGCCGTCAACGCCATCATCGGCATTGTGGAGCGCGGAAGAACCGACCCGAAGGGCTGGGGCCGCACGCCGAAGGACCAAGATAGCGCCGAAGTCGCCACGGACGGGCTGCGCTATGTGGCGGACGTGACGCGCTTCCAGACCAAGCGCCGCGATTGCCTGAAGGACTTTCTGGTCTGGGGCATTTGTGCGGGTGTCACGGAAATAGCGGAAGGGGCTGAGATTGGCCTGCGCCGCATCCGGCCTGAAGAGTTCTTCTACGACCCGTACAGCCGCGACACGGACTTTGGTGACGCAAGGTACATGGGCATAGCGAAGTGGATGGACGAGCAGGACATCATCGACCTGTACCCTGACCAAGCCGAAACCATCCGCACCTCGTTCAATTACGACCAATCGGCAAGCGACACCTACCGCGACCGACCGAAGGACGGCTGGGCGTGGGTGGACAGCCGGGCGCGCCGCATCATGTGCTTTGAGATGTACAAGCGCAAAGGCGGCGACTGGGAGAAGTGTGTGTTCGTCTCGGGCGGCATCTTGGAAAGCGGCCCCAGCCCGTTCCTCGACAGCAAGACCGGACGCCCGCGGTGTGCCATCCTTGCGCAGTCGGCTTACGTGGACATCGACAACTGCCGCTATGGCATTGTCCGCGACATGCTCGGCCCGCAGGACGCGATTAACAAGGCGCGTTCGAAGGCCGTGCATATCCTGAACGTGGCGAAGCTCAGGGTTGACCCCGGCGTCATCGACATTGATACGGTCAGGCAGCAGTGGGCGAAGCCAGACGGGATTATCGAAGCACGCGAAGGGCAGATTGAGGAACTGGGCGACCGGAACCTGGCCCCCGGCCACCTCGAACTCCTGCGGGACGCCAAGGAAGAAATGCGCCGGCAAAGCCCGACACCTGGCATTGTCGGTCGGCAGGGGGCCAGCCAATCGGGCCGCGCCATTCTGGCTGAACAGCAGGCGGGCTTGACCGAACAGGCCCCGCTTCTGGCGCAGTTCGATGATTGGACGCTGCGTTGTTACAGGGCCTTCTGGGACGCCATCAAGCAGTTCTGGAACGAGCCGAAGTGGATACGGGTGACCGACGACGAGAATGCCCCGCGCTTCGTGGGTTTGAACGTGCCCCAGCCTGCCATGGACCCCATGACCGGCATGCCGCAGATTGACCCGATGACGGGACAGCCTGCCATGCAGATGCAGAACGCGCCCGCCGACATGGACGTGGACATCGTCATCGACTCGACCCCGGACACGGCAGTCATTCAGGAAGAGCAGTTCCAGCGTTTGGCCGAACTGGTGCAAGCGGGCATGCCGATTCCGCCCGACGTGCTGATTGAAGCCTCGAGCCTGCCCAAGAAACGCTTGCTTCTGGACAAGCTGAAGCAGGCGCAGGAACAGCAGGCGCAAATGGCCCAGCAGCAGCCCAATCCGGCCATGGTGCAGATTGAGGCGGAAAAGGAAAAGCAGGCGCTCATCCTTATGGCCAAGCGGGAGCAAATGGCCATGGACGCCGAAGCCCAGCAGCAGCAAATGGTCCGCCAGCAGCAAGCCGAAGACATGAAGCATCAGCGCGACATGCAGTTGGCGCAGTTCAAGTTCGTCTCCGACCGGCAGGGCCACGTCAACACCATGCGCGAGGCCAGCATGAAGTCCAGCATCCGGGCACGGGCCACGGCAGAACCCATGGAAGGCGACGACATGGGGGGGCCTGAAATCAGCTACCTGACACCGGGTGAAGAAGCCATGGTGGCGGCACAGCAGCAGACGGCGCAGGCCATTATCGCGGTGCAGGCGCAGACGGCGGAAGTCATGGCGCAGAACGCACAGGTCATGGCCCAAGCGGCGGACGGCATCGGGCAGGCGGCGCAGGCGATTGCACAAGTGGCCGGGGTCATGGCCGCGCCCAAGCGTTTGGTCAAAGACCCGCGCACGGGTGAGAAGCGGGTGGAAATTGTGACGGGGTCAATCAACTAATGGCCATTCAGCTATCGACAGCGGTGCGCAATGCGCGCCTCGACGCGATTGAAACCACGGCGGGGACCAGTGCCATCATCCGCATTCGCACGGGCGCTGCCCCTGCAAATTGCGGAACGGCTGACAGCGGGACCATCCTGGCTGAACTGACACTGCCTAGTGACTGGATGGCCAGTGCGTCGGGCGGCACGAAAGCCTTGGCCGGAAGCTGGCAAGACCTGTCGGCCAACAACACGGGCACGGCGGCGCATTTCCGGCTTTACGACAGCGCGGGGACGACTTGCCACTTGCAAGGCACGGTCACGGCGACGGGTGGTGGCGGGGACATGGAAGTCAGCAGCACGTCATTCACGGCGGGGCAGTCCTTCACCATCAACACCTTCACGCTTACAGACGGGAACGCCTGATGGCTGACAATGTAGGATATACGCCAGGCAGTGGCGCGACCGTTGCTGCCGACGACATTGGCGGCGTGCTTTACCAGCGCGTCAAGATTGCAGCCGGGGCGGACGGCGCGGCGACGGACGTTAGCAGTGCCAATCCGTTGCCGATTGCGGTCGAAGGCGTCACGATTATCGACAATGCGCTGAAGATACACGACGAGGAAAACCACCTTCAGCTTTCCCGCATCATCAGTTCGCTGAGTGCCCCGCAGGGCTATGACCGTTCACTGCAGCGCCAGCGCGGCACAGTCATTCTGGAATCTGGCACCGTCACCACGGTTACCACGGTCACGACGTGCTCGACCGTCACCAACTTAAGCACCATCGACACGCTACAAGGCCGCATTCAGGTGTATGGCGCGAACCTGTCTGCATGGTCCGATTGCGTGCGGAGCAGGATTAGCTAATGGCCAACAACTTCAAGAAAGTCATCGACCGGCTGATGTGGGCGCAGATTGCGCCTGCACCCAACGCGCATGCGGCAGCGGCGTGTCTGGCGTCGGACATGCGCTCGGACGTAAGCCGCAATCCGTTTGTCTATCAGCTAGCGTCGGCAACGGTCCTGAACCGCTACAATATCGTCACCAAGGGTTGGAACCTTGTCCAATCACCGGCTCTTGCTGGCACATTTGGCGCGGGCGCGGCCATGGCCTTTGCGCCGTCCTTGGGCCTTGTCGGCACGATTGCGGCGGGTGCGACCACGACGCGCGTGACGCTCTCGACCGCACTGCCTACCGCCGTTGGCCTCAACATGCTCGCCAATCGCGGCGGTGCGGGTGAATACGGGTTCAAGCTGCGCATCATCGACACGACGGCTGGCAAGACGGCTGAACGCTATATTGTCGGCAACAGCGCCGGTACGACGCCGGTCATCAACGTCGCCAGCAGCTTTGGCTTCACGCCTGCCACGGGCGCGCGCTACGAAATCATCGCTGGTCGCGTCTTCATGCTGGGTGCGGGCACGACCGCGTCCAACATCTGGCGCTCGTTCGAGGTTGCGTCGAACACGCTCTCAACCGGCCTTTCGACGACCGGCTTGCCCGCCACCATCGCCACCGACAGTTCCATCATGGTGCTGGACGAACAGTACACGCCCTACGACAACTCCCCCGGCGACGGCATGATAAAGGGCGCATACAACTATGACACGGGCGTTGTCTCGCGCTATGCCCTGACGGCGACCGGCTCGGCAGCGGGAACCCTGACGGGTCAGGCGACATTGGGCGATGCGGTCGTGGCCGCCAACGAATACCGCAACTTTCAGATTCGGATTGTCGAAGATACGACCACGCCTGGCTCGGTCGGACAGCGGCGCATTATCGCCAGCCATACGGCAGGCCCCAGCGCGGTTTACACGCTCGGCACCAACTGGACCACGACGCCTTCGACCAGTGCCAAGTTCGTCATTGAACTGCCGAACCTCATGCTGGTGCGTTCCAGCGCCACCACCACCGTCTACACCTACAACTACGGTGACGCGACGGTGAACAATGGCACGAACAGCATTGCGTCGAATGCGTGGTCCACGACCTATTTCGGCGCGGCTCCGGCGGCGAATGCGTCGGGTGGCATGTGGGCCCCGTCCTTCGGCATTCAGCCCGACACGGGGCGCAACGCGCGCCATTCGTTCTGTTACTTCTTCCGTGGCGGTGCGGTGACGCTGGATGTGTTGGACATCGCCGCCAGCATTACCGGGACATGGACGGGTGCCATCACTTATGACGGCGCGGTTGCCTTGACGGTTGGCACCTGCGGGGCCTACGCGCCCTTCGATAACGAAGGCCGCATGTTTTATATGAACATCTACACGGCGAGCGCCGTGAACCAAATCTGGCGCTTCGACGTGCAGAACCGTGTGCTCAGTCCCTTCACCCCGACCGACTTCCTTCAGGCGGGCACGGCGGCCTTGGGCCAGCGCATGGCCTGCTATGCCGCCATCGACGGCAACGACACTTATGACGTGGTGCTGCTGCAATCGCACCTATCGACGGTCGCGCAGGAAATGGTGGTGCTGGTATGACCGTCGTTGAACTTATCAGCCTGGCTCAGGCGCGCATTTTGTACCTGTCGGCTCAACGGGAAACCGCTATCCGCTTGGGCGACACGGTCCAGCTGACGCAGATTGAAGCGGAACTGGGCGAAACGCAGACCACGCTTGAACAGCTTTCCGCTCTGGTCTGAAGGCTAGACTGACATGACGCTTCTCACGCTGCTTGGACCGCAGGCAGCGGGAAGCGACATCAACGGCTCGCTGTCGAAGACCTTGGGGGCGGTGACGCTTTCGGGTTCCGGCACGCTGGCCAATGGCCTGACGGGCACGCTGTCCAAAACGCTGGGCACGGCCACGCTGTCCGCCTCGGGCACCTTGGCTGCGGGCCTCACCGGCACGCTATCGAAGACCTTGGGCACGCTGACCCTTGTGTCGGACGGCACGGTATCGGGCGGCGGGCTATCGGGAAGCCTGTCGGCCACGCTTGGGCTGTTGACGCTATCGGCCACGGGCACGCTGTCGGGCACGCCGGTTGACGAAGGCGGCTCCAAGGGTGGCTTTGACCCTTACGCCTACAAGCGCCGGAACAAGCGGCGGGACAAGATTGAAGACGTTCGCCAGTTCATGGCGGACATTCTGGGGCGCGACCTTGAAGACGCCCCGCCTGAGATTATCGAACAGGCTGAAGAAGCCAAGCAGGCCGCACGCGAAGTGCTGGCCCTTGCGCCGACCGGCCTTGATACCGACGCCCGCGCCGCATTGGTGCAGGCATTGGACGAAATCAACGAATTTTATCGGCTCGTTCGTGAACGTGTGCGCCTGGCGCGCGAAGCGGACGAAGACGAAGACGAAGACATGTTGCTGTTGCACTGACAGCAGACACGGGCCGCCGCCGTAGGAACGGGCGTTTTGAAGTGCCGCCGACTTTGACGGGCGTACACCCAAGGGAAAACATGACAGAAGACAAGCTCTCGTTCTTACGGGACGAGCAAGGACGTTTCGCGCCGAAAGAAGACACGCAGCCCGCGCCGGAAGCCAATTCCGCGCCGCCTGCCAACCCGGAGCCGCCGCCCCCAGCGCCCGCTCTGGAAAGCCAGACCACAGCCCCGGTTCAGCCGGTTGGTGCGCCCGTACAGCCACCGCCCGGATACATACCCATGGCCGCTGTTCTGGACGAACGCGAAAAGCGCCAACGCCTCGAACGCGAACTCGACGAGTATCGCCGAAAGGTGGAAGCGGCTGAAAAGCCTCAGCAGTTGATTGACCCGATTGCAGACCCGGACGGCTTCAATCGCCAACTGGAAACGCAACGGGCACGTGACCGCTGGGAAATCATCACGTCCATCAGCCATGCCACGGCCTCGCGCCAGCATGGGGCTGAAAAGGTCAAGGCTGCGGAGGAATGGCTTGCAGGCGAACTGCAGTCCAATCCGCATCTCTGGACCACCGTCCAACGTCAGGTCGACCCTTATGACTTCGTGGTGCAGCAGCACCAGCGTTCCATGCGCTTGTCGAAGATTGGCGACGACGACCCTGAAGCCTGGGCACAGAAATGGGCCGAAGCAAATGGCTATGTCAAACCCCAGACACAAGCGGTGAACGCCGGGACATCTGCACCGTCCCCGCAATCGACACCGCTACCACGCCCTAGCTTGGCGTCTGCACCTAGTGCGGGCGGCAAAGGCCCCAA